CCCCAACGCCGAGACCAACGAGGCGCTTATGAGATCGCAAGCCATGTCAGAGCCCGGACCGTTGACCGCATTTGGTGGTATCGCGCTCTACAAGCTCGGGGCATTCGGGTTTGTGGCTGTTCTCGCGGCAATCGTCGTGATGGCCATGACGCTGCCCAAGACGGTGCGTGAATTCGTCGTCGCCATGATCAGCACCACCGTTTCCAGTATCTGCGGCGGCGCCTTCGTGGTGCGCTGGTTCGATCTTGGCGTCTGGGCTCATGACGACATCGGGCTGATTGCGATCGGCGGCATCATCTTCGTCTGCGGCCTTCCTGCCTGGGTATTGGTCCGCGCCTGGTTCAAGTGGGCCGAGAAGCGCAAAGACAAGGATCTGGCCGAGCTTGCCACTGAGCTGACCGACCTGAAGAAGACGATCACCGGCACCATCAACTCGCAGTAACTCGGAGCGCACATGAACCTCATTCCCCAATGGACTCAGCTCTGGAAGCTGTACAGCGTACAGATCGCCGCCATCCTGGTCGTGTTGAATGCTGCCGCCACCTACTGGCCGGCACTGCAAGGTGTCGTGTCTCCCGGCGTGTTCGCCACAGTTAACTCCCTCCTGGGTGCTGCTGTGATCCTCGGGCGCATCATCAAGCAAGAACCGGCTGCGTGATATGACTCGCCAGATCAAGGTGCGCGCTTACCTTCCATGGTGGTTCCGCACTTACGTTCGAGCAGTCTTCGCATTCGCCTACATGGCAGGCCTTGAGGTTGACCAAGACGTCATCCGCGCCCAGGTCAAGCAAGCCACTCGCTACCGCGAGATCGAATAACTGAAGGAACACAGCAATGGCTCGTCCAACCAAGTACAAGGCGGAGTTCGCCATTCAGGCGGAGAAGCTTTGCAAGCTTGGGGCGACAGATGATGAGCTCGCCGAATTCTTCGAGGTTGCAGTCACCACGATTGACAATTGGAAGCGCGATCACAAGCCGTTTTTGGGGGCCATAAAAAAGGGTAAGACCCTGGCAGATGCTGAAGTCGCCCACAAGTTGTTTCACCGCGCCACTGGTTACGACCATGCGGACGTGGACATCCGAGTCATCGACAACCAGATTGTCCAGACTCAGCTAATCAAGCATTACCCGCCAGATACTGCCGCTGCGATTTTCTGGTTGAAGAACCGCCAGAAAGCCAAATGGCGCGACAAGATCGATCACGGCCTTGAAGGTCCAGACGGCGGTCCAATCGATCACAACCTGACTATCCAGTTCGTCAAGCCATCCAATGGCAATTGAGTTCCCCGAAAAGCTCGCGTTCCTGTTCGAGCCGCACCGGTACAAGGTGGCATACGGCGGACGGGGGAGTGGTAAGTCGTGGGGTTATGGGCGCGGCCTGTTGCTCCAAGGCGCTCAGAAGCCGATGCGTATCCTTTGCGCACGGGAGATCCAGAAGAGCATCGCTGATTCGGTGCACAAGCTGCTTTCCGACCAGATCGCTGCCTTGGGCCTGAGTTCGTTCTACGACGTCCAGCAGGCCTACATCAAGGGCAGGAACGGCACAGAGTTCAGTTTCGCCGGCCTGCAACAACACACAGTTGATTCGATCAAGTCCTATGAGGGCGTCGACATCGTGTGGGTTGAAGAGGCGCACGCAGTAGTCAAGAAGAGCTGGGACGTATTGCTGCCCACCATTCGTAAGCCTGGATCTGAGATCTGGGCAACGTACAACCCACAGCTTGAATCCGACGAGACGCACCAGCGCTTCGTGATCCACCCGCCGCCTGACTGCGTGTCAGTGCTGATGAACTACAACGACAACCCATGGTTCCCGGCAGTGCTTGAGCAAGAACGCCAGCACGCTCAGGCAACCATGAAGCCCGAGCAATACGCTCACATCTGGGAAGGCAAATGCATGCCAGCAGTTGAAGGCGCCATCTACTTCGAGCAGATGAGCCAGGCTGAGTCGCGCATTGCCAATGTGCCGCACGACGGTCTGCTGAAGACACACGTCATCTTCGATTTGGGCTGGAATGACGCGATGACGATCATCCTGGCGCAGAAGGTGGCCGGCGAGATCCGCCTGATCCACTACATCGAAGGGCATCAGCGCACGCTGGCCGAGTACAGCGCCGAGCTCAAGGGCCTGACGCTGGACGGGCAGCCGATCAACTGGGGCAATGTCTACCTGCCTCACGACGGGTACGCCAAGCGCCACCAGAGCGGCAAGTCTGACGCCGAGGTGATGGGTCAACTGGGATGGACTGTCATGCCAGTGCCGAACATGCATGTCGAGACCGGTATCAACCGCGTCCGCGAGGTCTTCCCTCGCACCTATTTCAACCGTGATCGCACCGGCCGTCTGGTGGAGTGCCTCAAGCGCTACCGCCGGCAGATCAATCAGCAGACCAACGAGCCAGGCGCACCGCTGCATGACGAATACAGCCACGGGGCTGACGTGATGCGCTACCTCGCCATTGTCGCCGACCAGCTCAGCAACGATGAGTGGGGCGGCCAGCTCAACTATCGCAAGCTCAACAACGCATAAGGGCACGAAATGACTAAGGGTCTGACCGAGGACGAACTCAAAGCCCTGGTCGGGGCCGAGATGCGCCAGTCGCTTGGGTATTCATCGTCCAAGCTGAGCCAGGCGCGGCAGAAGTCGATGTACTACTACCTCGGCATGCCGGTGGGTGATCTGTCGCCGCCAGAGGTCGATGGGCGCTCATCCGTGGTCTCTACCGACGTGCGAGACACCATCGAGGCCATGCTGCCTCAGCTCATGGTGACCTTCGTTGGCTCCGACACGGTGGCCGAGTTCGAGCCGACAAAACCGGATGACGAGCAGAAGGCGCAGCAAGCGACCGAGTACGTCAACTACCTGTTCTACAAGAAGAACAACGGCCACCGCATCGCTTACACATGGATGAAGGACGCGCTGCTGCAGAAGAACGGCATCGTCAAGGTCTGGTGGGACACCCGGCACGAAGAGACCCGCGAGGAATATCGCGGCATGTCTGAAGTCGAGCTTACCCAGTTGATGGAAGACGACGAGATCGAAATCACCGAGCACTCCACGTCTGTAGACGAGGAAGATGCGCAAATGCGTCAGCAGGCGATCGCTCAACTGATGCAACAGGCCCAGGCCCAGCCTCAAAGCGCGCCGCAGGTCATGCAGCAGATCCAGCAGATCGAAGCCCAGCCGCCAAAGCTGGTCTACGACATAGTCTGCAAGCGTACCAAGACCGATGGAAAGGTGTGCATCGCGAACGTGCCGCCTGAAGAGTTCCTGATCGCACGCAACGCCAAGGACATCGAGACGGCCAAGTTTGTCGCTCACCGGGTACAGCGGACCAAGTCCGAGCTGAAATCCATGGGCTACAAGAACGTCGACGACCTCGGGTCTGAAGACTCTGGCCAGGCGATGAACTCGGAACGCATCCAGCGCATCAGCTGGAACGACGAGAACGCCTACATCGACAACGACGCGTCGAACGATGACAGCCAAAACAACGTGTGGGTGCTTGAGGCCTACATGCGCTGTGACTACGACGGTGACGGTATTGCCGAGCTGCGTAAGGTCACCATGGCGGGTAACACGCTGCTGGACAACGAGCCGGTCGACTGCATCCCGTTCGTGTCGATCACGCCTGTTCCGCTGCCGCACCAGTTCTTTGGCCTATCCATCGCCGACCTGGCCATGGAAAGCCAGCGCACCAAGACCAGCATCCTGCGTGCACAGCTCGACAACATGTACCTGGCCGTCAACGGTCGGTACTTCGCGGTGGAAGGGCAGGTCAACCTTGACGACCTGCTGACCTCGCGCCCGGGTGGCGTCGTGAGGGTCAAGCAGCCTGGGATGGCTGGCCGTCTCGACCAGGGCGCACCAGACATCGGCAATGCGTTCCAGATGATGGAATACATGCAGCAGGACCTGGAGAACAAGACCGGTTGGACGCGCTACAGCCAGGGCAATGACCAGGGCGCGCTGAATGACACCGCAACTGGTGTGAACGTGCTGACCAACCGCGCCGACATGCGCCTTGACCTGATCGCCAGGAACTTCTCCGAAGGCTACGTGGACCTGTTCAAGCAGATCCTCAAGCTCGTCTGCCAGTACCAGCAGAAAGAGCAGGTAGTGAAGCTCACCGGCGGCTGGGTGCCGATTGATCCCCGCGAGTGGAGCAACCAGTTCGACGTGTGCATCAACGTCGGCATCGGCATGGGCAACAAGGACCAGAAGCTGCAGCACTTGCAGTTGCTCGGCGCCGCTCAGGCCCAGGGCATGCAGATCGGCATCGCCACTCCGGAAAACATCTACCACTCGGCTTCCGAGATGGCGAAGCAGCTCGGGTTCAAGAACGCCGACAAGTTCTTCACCGACCCAGCGAAGAATCCGCAGAAGGACAAGCCCGACCCTGAGCAGATGAAGGCCCAGGCGCAGATGCAGGTCGAGCAGGCCAAGATCCAATCCACGGCCCAGATCAAGCAGATGGAGCTCCAGCATCAGGCCCAGTTGGATCAGGCCAAGCGCGACCACGAATTGCAGCTCGAAACGGCTCGCATGCAGATGCAGGCCCAGGTCGACGCGAATCGCCAGCAGGTCGAGGCCGATCAAAAGACGCTCATGAGTCAGCAGCAGGCCGAACTGGATGCCCTGAAAGAGCAGCAGAAGACCGAGCAACTGCGCATGCAGCTTGAGTTCGACCAGTGGAAGACCATGCAGGACAACGAGACCAAAGTCCTTGTCGCGCAGATCCAGGCCCACACCAGCATGAGCAACGCGCAGGCCAGCGCAGCGCAAAAGTCCGAACAACAAGAGGCGCCAGATGGCAACGCTTGAAGAACGCATCTACGACGGCAACAGAGCCCGCGAATGTCTCGAAAACGAGCAGTTCAACTGGGCATTCGAAAGCATTGAGCAGGAGTTGACCAACGCATGGCGAACCTCACCGGCAAGGGACGTGGAGGCAAGGGAAAAGATCTTCCTGTCGCTGCAGCTCCTGACCAAGTTGAAGGCAACGCTCACGTCGAGCCTGGAGACGGGCAAGTTGGCGGAAGCGGAGCGGATCTATCAGCAGTCCCTGCTCGAGCGCGCCAAAGAGAGCTTGCGGCTTTGAGGGCATTCCTCACAGGCCAGTCCGTAATCATTCGCAAATGAATCCCATAGGGGACAATCAATGAGCTTGTTTATTCACCGCGTACTGGGCCATGTACTGATGAACGAATCCGTCGGCGATGGCGGCGGCGCGCTCACTGTTGACGGCGGCGCCGCGGCGTTCGCTGCATTGCTCGATCCGCCAGCCAAGGCAGATGGCGACGCAGATGCGAATGCTGACGCTGACCAAGACCTGAACACTGATGTCGATGTCGATACTGACGTCGATACGGATGTAGATGTAGATGCAGACAGCGACACCGATGCAGAGCCGCAGACCTTCACCGTCAAGATCGACGGCAAGGAGGTTCAGGTTCCACTCAGCGAGCTGTTGAATGGCTACCAGCGTCAGTCGGATTACACCCGCAAGACGATGGAAGCCGCCGAGCAACGCAAAGCAGCAGACGCCGAGACCCAGAAGGCCCAGCAGGAGCGCGTCGAGTACAACTCGAAGCTTGAACGCATGGCCGTCCAACTCGAAGGCGTGTTGGAACAACAAAGTCAAATCGACTGGGCCGCGCTGATCGAGTCAGATCCGGTGGAGTACCTGAAGCAGCAGCAACTCTTTCAACAGAGACAAGCGCTGTATCAGCAAAACATGCAGGAACGCCAACAACTCGCGCAGCAGTTCCAGAACGAACAGGCACAAGCCCACCAAAGTTACCTGGCCCAGCAGCAGGAAGACCTCCTCGCCAAGCTCCCGGACTGGAAAGACGATGCAAAGGCCGCAGCCGAAAAAACCGCTATCTCGAAGTTCCTGCAAGAGCAGGGGTTCGAGGCTGAGGACATTTCGTCCATTGCCGACCACCGCCACGTGCTCATAGCGCGCAAGGCGATGCTCTACGACCAACTGATGGCCAAAGCCAACGTGCAAGCCAAGAAGGTCCAGGAAGCGCCCCAGCGGGTGGTCAAGCCCGGCGTTACATCCAACGGCACCGCAGACGGTCGCACGGCCGCCGCGAAGAACCATGCCAAGCATGGGACCGTTGAATCAGCCGCCAGTGTATTCGCTCAATACCTTTAATCTCGGAGCTATATCATGACTGCCCCTACCGGTACTTTTCTCACCACGGCTGCCATCGGTAACCGTGAGGACCTGACTGACACCATCTACCGCATTTCCCCGACTGCCACGCCGTTTATCTCGCTGGCAGCCAAGGGCAAGGCAACCAACACCCTGCACGAATGGCAAACCCAGGACCTCGCGTCCGCGGTGACCAACAACGCCCAGGTTGAAGGCGACAACGCTTCGGCCAAGACCGTGACCCCGACCGTGCGCCTGAACAACCGTACCCAGATCTCGACCAAAACCGTGATCGTGTCCGGCACCCAGCAGGCGATGAACCCGGCAGGTCGTAAGGATGAACTGGCCTACCAGCTCAGCCTGGCTGCTCTGGAACTGCGCCGCGACATGGAAAGTTCGGCTACCCAGCTGGACGTAACTGCCACCGCTCCACGTCAGGCCCGTGGTCTGGTTGGCTGGGTCGTGGACAACGTGGACCGCAACGGCGGCACCCTGGCGTCGTACACCGGCAACACCGGTCGTACCAAGGGTACTGCGATCGCCTTCACCGAAGCGCGTCTGAAGTCCGTGCTGCAGAAGATCTTCACTGCTGGCGGTGAGGCGGATTCGATCCTCCTGCCACCTGCTGCGAAGCAGACCTTCTCCACCTTCACCGGTAACGCCACCCGCTTCGACAAGTCCGAGGACGCCAAGCTGTACGCCTCGGTCGACGTCTACGTGTCGGACTTCGGCGAGCTGAAGGCTATCCCGTCCCGCTTCCAGGACGCGAACGACGTGTTCGTACTG